TCTAGCTAAGAAACTTGCTCGTCTGGGATTGTCACCACTCTTAACTGGTGGCTTCAGTGTACCACCTTTATAACTGGCACGACCCTTAGCATTTAATCCACCTTTAGGATTTTTCCCAGCTTTTCTTTGCCATGCAGGTGTCTTAGCCATATCGAACCTTTTCAGCTATTAATGTTTGTAAGACTGGTGTTGTAGAGTAGACCTCTTACTTTTTGACCCCCCACCCCCTATGGTCTTACTCTGCGTACCTAAATCTACATCTATTATTGTTACACTACCAATCATGTCAAGTCTATACTTACTTGGATTGTACCAGCGACTAAGTTCATACTCTTCTCGATAGGCTTGTACCCTGCCCTATCTAGTATATCCTTACTGGCTTCAAGTTGAACGTACTCACTCTTAGCCGATTGACTTAGCTCTAGCATCTTATTCGAGGCTTTCGTAGCATTCAATCCTATACTTTCTCTAACCCTTTGTTGCATATACTCTTGGATATGAGGCAGTCTCAAAGTCTTACTAGCTGTCACTCTACCTGATTCACCTTTTGCGTATCCTGCTATTTCACTAGCTTTTTTGACACTACAACCAGTTGCTACGATAGTATCAATCAGTAACTTTTGCTTTTTCGTAATTCGTAGCTTATCTAACAAGAGATCCCCCCTTACCCCCCTTTTATGAACGAGTCAAAATTACTTGTCAAGGGTATTGGCTAAGTCATTGATTTACCACTATATTACCATCTTGCGTAATGCCATGCCTAGTCGCCAAAAGCAAGAGTTCCCCTTCAAGCTAATCTAAGCCTTGCAGTTTTTGTTGTGTTCAATGTTGTGCAAGGCTAAGAATCGCTAGAAGCCCAACCTCTTCCCCTCTTGCTTTTGTCTTTGTATTCATGGCATTCGGTTGGCAGGGATTCACATACCAACGGATTCCATCACACTATATCACATTTACACATATATCTAGTATAGGAGTTGTGATATCCATAGCGTGGTGTGTTAGTCGTTGTATGATACACCTCAAACACACCACTTGTGAATCCTCAACATACACTTCGAGTGTATTATGAGGATCAAGAGATCTGAAGATCGCCCATATCTCTTGACTCTTCATGCGATAATATCGAACCCTATGATTAACAAGTCTCTCTGCGAGGCACACGTGGGGAAGCAGGTACGCTCGTCAGTATACCACATTAGTAAAGGGTAATCCCAACCCCGTTTCGATATCAGTTTCTATGTCGACATTTGGTTGGAATTATCTGCTAAAGCAGACTATCGCCCTTGACTTAATGTGTACGAGAAGTGTATGAGCTTCCCCACGTGTAAGGGGTTGTTTAATTTTAACCATGATTAAATTATGAAAGGAAATATCATGTCTAAAAATACTAAAATCGAAAATATATCAAATATAATTCTTAATGAAACACCTGATACTCTATTCAATGATGTGGATACATATCTTATCGACAGACCATTGAATGCAGACGGATCTAAACGACAAGGTTCTGAACAAGGTGAAAGAATGGAAAATCCAAAATACAACTTGGATCTATTCCTAATCTATGGTGGCATGGCTGTATCATGTGCATACTCTTTGGCATCTGCTAAACAATACCTCGACAAAACACAATTCACATATAAACAAGATGTTGAAAGGTTTTCCGAAGACGAGGTAAGGGGTACATATGTTGAGATTGCTTATATGGTTGCTCAAGACAAATACGACTTATGTAAAAAACTATATAACCAATTTACTTCTTTGTTCTCTGATGTCATGGGTTATGATTGGGGTACTGAGAATGGTAAGGTACAACCAAACTATGGTATAGAATGGTTTCAAAATAAGAAACAGTATAAATTGGCTAAACAACCAATGCCTACTGTAGCTAAAAAGAAAGTTACTGCTAAAGACAAAGCACTAGCTAAAGCCTAAACTTAAACTGAGGTAGGAGATTTATTCTTCTACCTCTTAACTTATCGGAGATTATTATGTGTATTTATGTAGAAAGATTAAGAAATGGTGATGTAGATCAAATGTTATATAAACATTATGGTCGGCTTTGTAAGCATGGCAAAACAAGTCGTGATGCTTGGAAAGACAATATGTCAAGAGCAATATATCTATGGAATAAAAGGGGAGTTATGAGAATGTATAAAGATTATAGACAAAAGTACAGCCTTGAAACTTCAGCATTACTTGTAAGACAATTTGCTTGGAATACATGGGTAACATCTAAATTAAAGGGTAGAGCTTAGGCTTTACCTTTTTTCTTTTCACATAAACTTTAGTCATTCTTTCGGTATCGAACCTCAACAATGACATGAGATTCCTTCTCATACTCTGGGTAGTAGCTAATCCCATCAGTCAATGCCAGGCAACCCCTGCGTGTAATAGCTCGTAGCACGAATTTCATGTCATCATCTTGAATTGGATTTAACTTATGAAAATAAATAGACAAACTATAAAAAGAGAACGTGGTCCTATCATTGTAATATTAATATTGATCTCAATATTTTATTTCCGTGAGGACATACGTTTAATACTACATTGCAAACAAGTACACGACTTTAACTTAGATCACCACACAAATTTAAGGAGGGTACAATGATCTATATACTCAGTACCATACTCGGTACACTACTAACCACCATAGCATTATATGGTACATATTCATTTGTAGAAAATGATTTGTTTATAATGGTATGGTTAGCTATCTATACATTAGGCATCTATGTCACAATGTATGGTGTCAACAATACAAAAGAACGATTCTATATAACAAGGAGGTAATTATGAATCACATGACACAACTCGCAAAGCTAGTCGACAAACAAGGTGACTATGCTTTTCCAATACAAACCATACCAATGAAAGGTGTGTTTCAAGACTACAGTAAAGAAGGTCTTATATCTGATATAGATTGTAATGATCGTGTAATGATTATCAGGACCGATACAAATGAGTATCTTGGTAATCATTCAACATCATACAGACCAGTCAAACATACACAAGTGCTTGAGCCTATCATAGATATTGCAGACAGTATGAAAACACCATATGTCACACAAATAAATATGTTAGACAATGGTGCTATGATGGACACAAAGATTATATTCAAAGAGATATGCTTTGATGATCCTGCAATGCAAGACTACATAGCATTTCAAATCACACTTCGTAACTCTTACAATGGTGTCTGGTCTGTTATGATACAAGCAGATGGCTTACGTTTATGGTGCATGAATGGTTGCACAACACCTGATAAAATTGCCAACTACAAACAAAAACATAATGGTATTTTCAATTACAACTTTGACCATATCAAACATTCTATCAACTTATTTCGTGACAACGAGCCTCGCTTCCGTGAGTGGTACAAAACACCAGTAAGTACACAAGATGCTTATGATTTATTTGCACGACTAACTTACACACCAAAACCTACTATTGATGGTAAGTATCGTAATGAAACACAGTATGCAAAACTCAAGCAGCACTGGGGTGACTACGAACATAACATAGGTAGAAACAAATGGGCATTGTATAATGCTGTAACACATTGGATTTCACACCCAGTAAATGTCAGTAGCACCAACAAAACTATTGTAGAACGTAATAGTAAAATGCTAAACTATATGTCTAAGTCAGACTCAATATTCATGTAACGGAGGACAACATGATAACATACACGACAAACGAACTAAAAATGTGTGAGAATATAGCACGAGCTTCTCACCCATCAGAATACAGAGATATATTCAAACACATTACACTCTGTACCAAACCCTATGGTGATCTACACCCTGAAGTGTGGATCAACAAGATGACTGCTAAAACTACAAGTATGTGGGAGCAAAACCACCCTGATCTTCAGATGTCAGATATGATTGAAGATATCTTGTATGACAGCGGCATCAAGCACATGAACTTCAAGTAATACCTTGTCGTGGGTAGTAGCTAGGCATAACTCCTTATGCCTAGCTACATTTAACTATGAAAAACACAGTAAAATATCAACACAAAGCACTGGTAGATCAGCTTGTGTCACGGAGAAAAGAACGACATCTATCTCAAGAGGCACTAGCTTTGTCCATTGGTGTGGATACAAAACTGTTTGGTCAATGGGAACGTAAACTTGTTGAGCCAAAACTATTTAACTTGCTATGTTGGTGTGAAGCATTGCAAGTATACTTAACAATATCAACAGATGATGGAGAGTTTTAATGACAGATCTTGAAAAAATAGTGCAACAAGGCATGGATAAATCTTATCTACAAGGAAAAATAATTGTATTACATGAGCTAATTAATAAACTAAAATCACAAGTAATACTGCTTGAAGAAGAGTTAGAAAAAGGTGGATTCAGTGCCAAGCAAAAGTAAGATCAAAGGTAACTATCATGAGAACTGGTTTGTAAAACTATTCAACTCTTGGAAGTATCCTACAAAAAAAGTACCACTATCAGGTAGTCTTGGTGGTGAGCATACTGGTGATATCAAGATCGTTATCAATGACAAAGAGTATGTAGCAGAAATAAAATACAGAGCAGTAGATAAATTCCCTAGTGTTTTCAAAGTTTTACAAGCTAGAGATATTGCTTTTTATAAACGTAAAACTGGTGATCCTAGATGGGTTGCCATCATTCCAGATAAAATATTTAAGGAGGTAATTAAATGAAATGTGTTATCTGTAAACAAAACATAGATATACTTTATCATAATGGTAAAGCAATATGGGAAGATGGACATAATGCTGAACCTATATGTGAAGGTAGATGTTGCACAATATGCAACGACACAGTAGTAATGCCACAACGTATTACTGATATGCAAATGAGCTTACTTGAAGGAGGTAAAGATGGGTAATGTAAAAAAACACATACAAGATTACTACGATAAAGTAGTATCTATTGAAGGATTGGAACGACAAGTATCAGAGTCAGAAGATGTGTCACAAGTAAAGCGATACATCAACTATCAAATGAAACCCAAGTTTCAA